CTTAAGGTTCCGTAACTATAACGGCCCTAAGGCTTGTTATTAGAGCGATACCTGGTTGGTAACTGCAACTTCGTAGTTACGAGTCAGGCGTACGTTCTTAGCAACTGTGATACCCTCACCGTCACCGAGCATAACGATGTCATAGCGCTCCTTCATCTTCATTGAACGAATGTCACGTGACGGATCATCGAACTGATCTGTGCTCATGTCATCCTTGACGAGAAGGGTGCCGACCTCGTTACGGTCGATCAGGAACAGGTCTGACTTGGCTGGTGTTGCACCGTTCTTGGCAGTAAAGCTAACGAATGGCGACACGATCACATTCAGACCCATTGGGGCTGTAGAGTTCAGTGTGCCTTCCTTAGACTGCGGGCGGTAACCCCAACTCGTGTTCACTGCGGCTGCAGATCCACCGGCATGGAAGATCGAGTCCTTAAGGAACACCGACCACATGAGTGGGTGGAGAATGAAGTCCGTTGGAACATGATTCTCAGCCATCAAGACAGCGGCCATATCGACGATGTCATCCCAGGTTACGGTCAAGTTGGCTGCGCCATCAATTCCGCGACCTGTTGTGTCATCGTACGAACCACTGTCGTTGTCAAAGACGATTGTTGCAGCGTCCTTGAAACGGCTAAGTGCAATCTGCTCCTTCAGGCGTGCCATAGCACGACCTGCAGCGCGTACATGCAGACCTACGATGTCCCAAAGTGAGTCAGCAATAACTTCCTCTGTGAAAGCCAGCTTAACACCTTTCTTGGACACTTTGCCCTCGACTTGCTTAGCAAATGCGAGTGCCTGCTCTGGGTATTCTTGTCCTTCTGGAATCTCAGCAGCTTGAATTGCGTTTACCGCTGGGAATTCCAAAGAACGACCCTTACCGAGACGTACCGTTGAAAGGAGCGGAGTCACCAAAAGCTGTGGTTCGGCGGCCTCTTTCAGAGTGCGAGAGATGACCTTAGGGAAAAGTGCTGCTGCATCGGATGATGCAAAAGCTTCCTTAATTGTCACTCTGTTATCTGAATCGATGTAACCATCCTCAGCAAATGCGGCTTCCCAAGCTGGGAGACCCGAGAGGAGCTCTTGTATTGTCTTACTCATCTTAGGATCTATCCTCCTGTTTGTTGTTTCTTTTTATTATTCGTTTAGAGCGTTAAATTGACACGGAATGCGCCAACAACGTTCGTAACATCCAAATTGGAGCGGATGCCCAACTTGTTCTTATAGGTGCCTTCACGTGTAATTTCATATACCGTCTTCAAAGCACCTGGGTCTGACGGCAGCTGCATGTAGGACAGTAAGCCATCATCAAAGTTTGTTGCAAACTTCTCGACTTCGACTACCTTACCAACACACAACCATGGGTACGAAGCCATGTCGCTTGTTGTCAACTTTCTTGCACGACCCATAAAGTCGGCTGCAATCAAGTCGCCAGCGGCAACATCAGCATTAATTCCCGTAACCATGGGGTACTCTACGTAACCATGAGTGATAAAGCCTGCACCTTGCGATGTGCCCTTATCGAATGGTCTGTAAAGATCATATTGAGCGCAACCAACTGGAACCGAACGGGCTGCGACAGCTTGTGTGTCACCCGAGGCACCAGCAACTGGTGTTGCGCCTGCTAGTGGGTTCCAACCCGAAATAGTGTCACCCCATGTTACTGAGGATCCGCTACCGTTAGCTGGAACGAAACGTGAATCGCCACTTGCATCTGTTACAACCGAAAGGATTGTTCCCTTTGGGATAACGATTTCAAAGCGATCATCTTCTGAATCTGAATACCAAGTTGGAAGTGCAACTGATGGAAGAATGTAGGCTGATGGTGCAATACCCTCAGAAACTACAAAGCGACCTGCGCCAGTCTTTGTTCCTACTTTGCGAAACTTCGCTAAGCTCATGTTATTATCTCCTTAATGTTTAGAGTTTCTTACGACCCATTAAAGCGTCGACGAGAAGATCTTCGAATGCAGATTCAACTGTAGTCTCAATATTCTCTTCGGTAGCCTCGACTTCTGGATCAATTGTCAATACGTTCTGCTCTTCGTTGGAAACGACTTCGCTTTCAACTGTAATGTCAACAAATTCTTTTGTTTTTACTGCATTACTGGTTGGAAGTTTTGCCATGTCCCTCAATGAATCGGCCAATGACGTAGCTGTTCTCTTCATGTGATCTTCGATGAGAGCATCTCTGTCTTCTGCTGATTCAATTCCAAGGGCAATTTTTGTATCGACAACTTTTTCTGCAAGAGTGCGATGCAATGCTTCTTTGAGTTTTTTGTTTTCTTCTTCAAGAGATTGAATTTTTTCTTGAGTCTCGTCTGCATTTTGCTCAGCGACTTCTTTTTTATCACTGAGCTCTGCTTCAGGCTCTTCATTCTCTTTTGCTTCTTCGGTTTCTGTTGAAGAAGCCTCTTCTGTTTTTTCGGCGTCTGCAGAATCAACAGCTGTATTGGCTTGTTCTTCTGTCTTTTCCGAATCTTCAGATGAGATCTTTTCTTGGTCAGCCGCTTCTTCTGTTTGCTCTTCAGCTGGCTGCTCTGCTTTTTCTTGCTCTGCTTCTGGAGCCTCTTCTTTTGAAGTGGACTGCAAAAGATTCTCTACAACCTCTAAGACGTTGTCTTCGTGGACTTCTTTATTCATCTTTGAGCTCTCCTCATTATTTTCATCTACATTATTCTTAACAAATAGTAATGTACTATTGTTCTGCCTATCAGTTTCGCTTTCCTGAATAGCCATAGCCGTCAGGAAGGCTCCCTTTAAATGCAGGTAGAGAG